GCGCGCCTGCCAGCGTGTTTGCCAGCGCACCTGAGTCGATCAGGCGGTCTACCTGCTGCTGGGACTTCATGTTGGTCTCGCGCAGTGACTCGTTCGCGGACTCGTATGTGGCCACGATCTTCTCCAGCCGGTCGATGGTGGCCGCATCCCTCCGCAGGTCCCGGCGATGCTGCTTGCCGGTCACGATCATCTCCTGGAGCCAGGCGACGATCACCAGGCACAGGACCACGATGGCCCCGCTACCACCTGTTACCCATGGAAGCAGCGCCGCGCTCATTCAGATCCCCCGGCTCGGTCCCGAATCCTGTTCTGCAGCTTAATGCTTCACTCTCGTGAAGTGAATGTCCGATATGCCCTGCACTTGACACGTGTGGTATACTGTGTATAGGTATCAGACAGAGAGTCCGATACCAGAAACAGGGAGAAGATCATGGAGTTCTGGAAAGGCAACAAGATCACGATCGACTGCACGGCGTGTGGTGGCGAGGGCTGGCTGCCCAGCCTGCCCGAGGGGCAGAGCACCTGCCCGTACTGCACGGACGGCAAGATCAGCGGCCGGTTCGAGATGGAGCCAGCCGCTGTGGCAGAGGCCTTCTGCAAGGCGGTGCTCGCCGACACACACGACCTCCGGCTGAAGTGGGTGAGCTGGCCGAGGACCCGCACGGTCCTGGACTGGATGACCGCTAGCTGGGGCCTGAACGCTAGCTGGGAAGACCGCGAGGGCTTCGAGCGAGTCCTGGACCTGATTGACGAGGATCCGGAGCTGGCTGCGGTCTAGCATCAGAGCTGAGGCGGCGGGTCACGCGGGTGGCTCGCCGCCTCTCACCTAGTTGGACAGCGCCGACTTATCCCAGGTGGCACCGTCGCCGGGCCATGTCTGGACAGGACTCAGGTTGCCCGCGCCGTATGCCGTCTCCAGGGCCGAACCGGGCAGGATGTCGACCATGCTGCCGCCCCGCACGAACACCGGGAACTGCGCTGACGGCCATGGCACGTAGCTGTTCCTGAGAACCCGCCGCGGGTACTGGCTCATCAGTCGAAGCCGATGAACCAGTGGAAGTAGCCGACGTCCAGGTGGAAGCCGACCGTTCCGACGTGCGTGGCGTGGATGATCGCCCCGGCGATGAAGATCAGCAGGACGATCACTACCAGCCAGAAAAGCAGGTAAGCGATGAACGGGACCGAGTGACCGAGGACTGTTCGACGTTCGACCATGCCATCCTCCCTGGCCGCCAAGCTACCCCTGAGAAGCCTGCCTAAGCCATCTTGCCGGGCGGCGGGACCATCGGCGGCTTAGCTGGCGGTCCGGCCGCCGTGGCCGGAGCCGGCATGGCACGCGGCAGGCCGGCCCCGGCTAGCGAGGTCTTCGTGGCCCCGGCCGCGGGTGCCCCGATCCCTGAGCTGCCTGCCCCCGTCGGCGAGCCGGCTCCGGCACCCGGCTGAGCGTTGGCCGCGATGTTACTGGCCGCATGAGCCAGGCCCTGGAGAGCGCCCATGCTGCCAGCCGCCTCGGGCGGCATGCCGGGCGGCGGGTTGCCGGCCAGCTGCTCAGCACGCTGGGATGAGGTGGACACCAGCGCGTTGTGCACCTGGTCGACGTCGAGCTGGAGGATCGAGGCCATCCGCTCGGTGATCAGGTCAAAGACCGGCAGCGGGATGTGCAGGACGGGGGCCGCGGACAGCTGGCCGAACAGGGTGAGCAGTGCCTGCGCCTGCTCGTCCTGCAGGGGGCCGAACTTGAAGGAGGGAATGACGCCCTTAGGCCCGAAGTTCAGCACCACCAGCGGGCGGATTACCTCATAGTTGATCCACTCGGCGATCTCCTTGGCGATGCCCTGCCTGGACTTCAGGAAGAAGCTCGACTGGTCCTGGGACAGCGCGTAGCTGCCCTTGCCGCCCGTGCTGCCTCCGGTCAGCGCCATGAAGCCGGCCAGCACGCTGTGGGTCTGCCAGCTCTCCAGGAAGCCGAGGGCCTCCTGGAAGAACTTGCCGGCGTCGGCCTCCTGCGGGATGGCCTCGAACGCCTTCTGGTTGTCCGGAGGCCGCTCGATGCCGACCACGCCCGAGCCCCGCAGGGCGGCGATGTCCGTCGCGCGGGTGTTGGCCTCGGGCTGGTCGTTGCCGTAGACCACCAGCCGCTGCAGGGCCTGGTTCTCCAGGAAGTGGTACCAGAGGTAGAGCAGCTTCATCTTGGTCTGGTAGCACCAGTAGCTGATCTCCATCTCAGACACGCCGATCAGCGGCTCGCGGTACCTGCCGTGGGTGTAGATCGCCGAGCGGACCTTGGGGATGTCGACGTAGCCGGGAACCTTCTGCTTGCCTGAGAGCATCAGGTTGCCGCCGAACAGCCAGACCTGCTGGCGGAAGCCGTTGCCCTCGCCGGTCCGGTCGTTGTAACGAGCCTGGCAGGTGGCGGGCGGGCGGTACGCGAGCTTGTCGTAGATGATCTTGCCGTCGCCCTCGCGGATCTTCCAGACCTTCTCGAAGAAGCTCCGCCGGTACACCTGGGCGGTGGTGGTCTGCCCGATGAACTCGTGCATCGCGGTCTTCATGCCGCCGTCCTGGTCGGGCGTCATCATCACCGAGTGCACGAAGTCGGACTCGCCCTTGTCGCCGGTCCCGGCGGCGATCATGAAGTCAGCCTCGCGGATCGGCAGCGTCAGCACCAGCTCGACCGCGGAGCAGATCCCGTCCCGGCTGAACATGACTTTCATGTCGCGGGCGTTCCACTCACCATAGTCGAAAACGTCCCCTTCGCCATAGTATGCGAAGAGTCTCTGGCCCCAGTCGAATTGTGTGCCTATCTCCGGCCCCATCAGCTCGCGGCGGGTCTTCGGCTTCAGGTCCGGGAACGCCACTACCTTGGACTTCTCCGGACTACTAGCTGCTGCTGAGTACCCAGCCACGGCGGCCTCCTCTGTGGCCCAATGCTAACGCCAGCGGTGCACGTTCGGTCGAGGCCCGGCATCGTGATCGTCCGGCATCCGGGCAGCCCGCCCGGTGTCCTCCTGCGGGGCGAAGCTGTCAAAGTCCCAGCCGTCGCCGAACTCGATCTCGGTGGACGGCGGGCTGAGCAGGCCGCCGTGCGCGCTCGCGAGCTTCTGCTTAGCCCTGGTCTGCGCTCCGTTTCCGGCCAGCTCGCCCATCTCGGCCTGAGCTGCCCAGCTGTGAATGGTGACCGGCTCCGGCGGCCCGAAGCTCAGGGACAGGTACGGCGTCAGCGTCCAGACCAGCGAGTCGAGCCGGTCCGGGCTCCGCTCCCCCTGGGCACCTGTGAACGTGCAATTGTGAACAAGCAGGCCGCCCGCAAAGAACTGCTGGTACTCCGGGTCGTGACTGCCCACTGACAGGTCATAGACCCGCCGCTCTCCGCTCGCGCGCACGCTCAGTACGACGGCGTCCCATAGCCCTGTCACAGCATTTCCGCGAGCAGTAAGCAGTGGGTTTGTTCGACCTTGACTTGTACGGCTCCCCGCACTCCTCGCAGATGTAGTCACGCGCCTTCCGCCGCGCCCACTCCTCCCGGCGCTTCCGGCTTCTTGTGCCAGTTGCGTCAGCAAAAGCTCCGATCGCGTGCCCGCGATCTGCTCGGTGTAACCGGTGGTGGTCTCCAGCAGGAAGGGCAACGAGGTTGCCGGGATCATTGTTGCCACGCCCGAGACTTCCATGATGAACATGCCAGCCGTCCGGGATTTTCTGATCGTGGCTGTCCTCCCAGACCGCGCGATGCAGAAGTCCCCGTCCCTTAGATCGGCTGGCCTTGTAGTACCCGTCATTGTCCAGGTAGTAGCGGATGCCCCTGAACTCAGTGAAAGGTCTGACGGGCTGCCGAGGCATGACTGGAGTATATCGCCTGTCTGTACTTCATCTGCCCTGGTCATCCCGCGCCCGAATACATACACGGGATGGTCCGGAGTGCACGTTACCGGGCCTCTGGACGTCTCGATCGTCAGAGTCTCGCGCAGACCAGGCTGAGGCCCGGCAAGCATCACCGGCAGCCAGCCGTCGGTGGTGGCCACGCAGTCGAGAGGACGCACCTGCTCGACGGGGATCCGGCCTCTCGACGTCTCCACCAGGGTGCCGGCAGCGATGCACATCTGGTCTTCCAGCTCGATGAAGTGCTCGGCCGCCGGGGCCGCGTGGAAGACCGTCTGCCCGTGGTTGCGCTCGTACATGGCGGCGACCGGCTCGGCGCGGCTGCGCTTGGCCTGGCTGGCGTGGATGAGCCGGACCGGAACGCGGGTGCCCATGTCCTTCTGCACCTGGGCGAACGTCGCCTTCAGCCAGCCGCCTCCGTGGTTCTTCTCGACCACCAGCGTGCCGTTGTACTCCACCGCCTTGGAGATCACCCGGCGGGCGAACGGGGCCGGGCTCTCCTGGCCGCCCCAGCTCTCCACGACGTATATCCGCGGATCGCCCATCGGGTGCAGGCCGGCCACGGTGTACGCCTGCTCATCGGAGTCCTCGGCACCATCAGAGGGGTCGACGCCGATGAAGACCCGGTTCAGGTCAGCCGGGCCGCCTGGCTTCCCGAGCGCCGGCACCTGGATCCGCTCCAGCAGCTCACGCTCCCAGAGGCTGTTGGCGACGTCATCGAGCAGCTCGCCTTCCAGCTCCTGGCGCTCCAGCCTGGTGCCGCGGTTGGCACCGATGACCGCCCGGTAGAACTCCTCGGACAGGTTGTCGCGGTTGTCCTCGGTACGCAGCCGTGTCCGCACCACGCCGCCGTGCTCGGGAAGGTCCTTGATCAGGCCGCGGATGAGCTTGCGGCTCGGCTGGCTGGCCTTCGGGGTACCGGTGGCGACGATGCGGCTGATGCCCATCCGGACCGCGTACCGCAGCGACTCGTTCCAGGCCAGCTCCCACTTGAACCACAGGCCGATCTCGTCGCACCATGCGCCCTTGAGGTTGCGGCCCTGGATCCGCAGGCCGCCCTCGGCCGCGGAGTCGATGTAGATCACGATGCCGTTGTGCATGACCACCTGGCCGTATGTGCGCCACGCTGAGCGCACCGTAGCCGACCGGTGGTCCTTAATCTCGGCCATCGAGGTGCCGAGCGCACGCAGGATGCCTGACTCACCCTCGACGCACTTGGTCCAGGCGTCAGCGTATGTCGGGCCGATGATCCCGTACTCGCCCTCGCCGTCGGTGTCACCGAGCACCCACTCAGCTAGCGCCCCGGCACCGGACCGGGTCTTGCCGCTGCCACGGCCTCCCTGGATGTACCAGACCCGCCAGCGGCCCGCGGGCAGCAGCTGGTCCGGCCGCGCCTGCTTCTGCCAGACCAGCCGCGGGTCCTTCTTCCCGCTGTTGACCCGGTCTCCGAGGCGGCTGTACAGCGCAGTAGTCACAGCACCCCGGTAATGATCAGGATGCCCAGCACGACCACGGTCACGGTCATGAACGCCGCGAACCCGGCCACGACCCCGCAGGCGATGGCCGTCTGGTGGCCGATGTCGTCCACTACTCGAACCCGTTCTCCAGGATGAAGCCGTCCCAGTCAGCTGGCTGGTCGGTGCGCTGCGCGCCGGGCGGTCGCTTCAGCCCGGCCTTGTCGTAGGCGTAGGCGGCCAGGGCCGAGCACACCGTGTGGCCGTGCACCTTCCCGTCGGCACCGGGGATCCACGCGGTCCCGAGGTGCAGGTCGACCGCGCCGTCGGCGACGATCGCCGCCCAGTCGTAGGGGGTGCCGAGCATCGCCTCGCAGGCCGTGGCGACAGCGAACCGCTGGATCTCTGTCTTCTCCTGGTGCCGGTTGG